CCAATCCGCAGCAACACTTACAGTTTCTGGTTCGGTTGTAGCGGGTGATGTAAAAGCTGGTAAGGCTGCTGATGGCACTAATCCCGGCATTTCGTTAGGAACAGTAGGTGGTGATGAGAATTATTGGATTAGAACAAGTGGTGGTGACGTAGAATTTTTTGCTGGCGTGTTCTCTGATCAAAATTTTATACAAATTAATACAGCATCAGCTGGTGACAATGTAATTGTTTTGAGCGGCAGTTATGAAACTGATCGAGGGACCTATGTGAATGTTGCTAGCACAATGGGCGGTGAGCAAGGCAGAGTAGCGAGCATTGCAAGCGGAGTAACATACTACGATAAAGCATATGATTACGATTGGGAATCCGTTTTGTCGGGTTCAAAAATTGAAGTTATCAATGAAGATCTTGCTAGTCAACCAAAGGCTTTGATGGGAAATGATGATAATGAGTATGCAAGTTCAATTAGCGAAGCCGGTCAGCATGCATTCTTTAAAACAAGTATATTAGTTAGTGGTAATGAAAAAGTAACAACAAAAATGGGTACTCAAAATGGTGGAACTATTATTGTAGGTGATACATCAAATGGCACTGCTAGTCTTGAATTTGAAGCTAATGGTAATGATTTAATTATATCTAATGCCGCAGGAAATGCTAATATTCAACTGTATGGCCAGAATGGCTATATCAGGGCGCAAAACACTATGTATAGAACCCCTGCTGGGCCTACAAAATATGTGGTGACAGATGGGAATGGTAATTTTTTTGGCAACACTACTAGTTATGGCTCATCTATTACGATTAAAAGAGATATAGAACCAATTCCTTATGGATTAGACACTATTATGCAGATCCGCCCAATTCGCTTTGAGTATATTGATAGCGAGTCAGGTAAGAAAAATATTGGTATGATTGCAGAAGAGTTGATGCATGTTCTTCCTGAGGCGTGTGTGTTTGATCTAGAAGATCCAGATTTTCAACCAAGTATTGGTTATCAAGACATTGTTCCAGTTCTGGTTAAAGGAATCCAAGAATTAAAGTCTAAAATTGATGATTTAGAAAATCAAATTGCTTCACTTTCTTAATTAACTTTTATACTATAAAATAGTTATATGAAAAAGTTTAAATCAATTTTAACTCGCATCATTGCTGTTTTTGCAGCATCTGCTTTGAGCGTTGTTGGTGCTGGTGCTATTGCTGGGGTAGAACTTTGGAAGGCTGCTTTGATGGCTGGTATAGGTGGTATGGCAACCGTCACAGAAGCTCTGGCTAGAGCATATATGGATGATGGTGTGCTTGATGAAAATGAAATCAATGATGCTTTCCGTAGAGTTGACAAGAAAGCGGCTACTGAATAGCAAATAGTGTATAATAGTAGGTAGTATGGCTTACGAAAACTATAGGTTTATTTCTTGGAGCACCGGCACCCCGATCACTGGGGAACGCATGGCTCAGATGTCAACAAATATTGAGCAGGTAAAGCTTGCTACTGATGATCGACCGCAGGGGTTGATCAAGTATGCAAAACTATCATCTCCACAAACTTATACAGATGTGGATGGCACTACTCATACTCTTGTAAATCTTAGAGATGATACGCCTTCTGGTGCTGACAATAGAGTTAATGCCGATGCAAGCAGGTATGTTAGATTGATGGTGACTTTTCCGGGCATTAAGATCGTAGAGAAGGGTGCTGAAGATTGTAAGTACGAACTGAGTATTGTGCAAGGTTTGGACACAGATCCTGCTCCAACAACATTGTCAACATTCTATTTAAATCCGCACGCTTACAGTTTCTTTGATGTTGCTGATACCGATAATCTTATTGCTAGATCAAATAGTGCCTCATCTTATGTATATTTTGGTGCAGGAAGTTATTCTACAGTGCTTAACACAAGCACTAGTGGTTTAAATAATATAAACTTTTTTGTTTCAATTAAAAGATCTGCAAACAATGATATGACAAATGCTCCTGATTATAGCATAATGTCCTCTTCAACTTCTCCTTTAGAATTTTATGCTGAGGATATTGGAGGCACTGCATAAGCGTGTCTCTCGCATCTCAGCGTAAGGATATTGACTGGGTGTCAAACAACTATACTGGTAAAGATAATCACAATTATTCAGGTGGTAAATACATTGATAATAAAGGTTACGTGAAGGTGTTGAGCGTAAATCACCCTAAAAATATTAAAGGATATATTTATGAACATCGTGCTGTTTTTGAATCTTACTTGGGCAGGTATCTTGAGAATTGGGAAACAATTCATCATATAAATGAAATAAAAACTGACAACCGGATTGAGAATTTATTTCTGTGTACAGTTAAAGAGCACAGCGCAATACATCGAGAGGGTAAGCGTATTTCTATTGAACAGAAAGACAAAGCAAGGGAGGTCGTCAAGAAGACGAAACCTCATCTGCATAAGAAGCAGAAGCCTTTGCGTGCTCCTAGAGAAAATTTTTGATTCGCACACACGGCGGGTGAAATTCTGGTAGTATCTGTATACTGTCCGTTAACACCATTGGAGCAATAATGAAATCGTGTGAAGCAGAGGGGTGTAACATTGAGTTTACGCCTAACTCGTCTAACCAAAAGTACGCACACTCTACTTGTCGTAAGAGTTTAGATAGTTTTGGTATTTGTAAATATCGTAAAGAGAATGGATTGGTTGATATGCCTGTAGATATTATGTCTGGTGACACTCCAGATTCAGATTCAGAGTTGCGTATGGCATATGCCAGATTGCAAAAAGAGTACGATAAAGTTAAGAACAAGAAAGATGATCTTGTTGATGCTGTGTATCGTGCAACTCTTGAACTTGATACAACTGTTAAAGCGCAAAAGGTGAAAGCCCCGCCTAAAGACAAAAGAAAGGGTAAGACTGAAGAAGTTGCAGTTGCTGTCATTGCAGACTGGCAGCTTGCTAAAGTTACGCCTGATTATAATTCTGAAGTTTGTGAACAGCGCATTGAGCAGTATGCTCAAAAAATTATTGATCTTACAGAGATTCAGCGTGCTGATCATCCTGTCAAGAAACTGCATGTGTGGGCTTTGGGTGATATTGTTGAGGGAGAACTTATCTTTCCGGGTCAATCGTTTTTGATTGATGGTGGTTTGTATCGTCAGGTTACTGTAGATGGTCCTCGTATTATTAAGAATTTCTTGACAAAGATGCTTGAAAACTTTGATGAAGTTCACTTTACTGGTGTTATTGGCAACCATGGCTCTATCGGTGGTAGGGCTAGGCGAGACCACGATCCAGAGACGAATGCTGACAGAATGCTATATCGTGTAGTACAATGGATGTTTGAGAAGGAAAAACGCATAACTTTTGATATACCGGATGGTAGGGGTGAAAAGCACTGGTTTGCTGTCCCTGAAATTGGGAATTACAAGAGTTTGCTTTGTCACGGTGATCAATTCAATGGTTTATCTTCATTCTACTCGTTCCAGAAAAAGGTGTATGGGTGGAAAATTGGTGCCCTTGGGCAAGACTTTGATGATGTCTACCTTGGTCACTGGCACACTCCAACTAAGATGACGTTTAATACTATTCAGGTTAGAGTGTCAGGCAGTCCTGAATCTACAAACACTTATGCTATGGAGAGTCTTGCTGCTATTGGGAGACCTTCACAGCCCTTGATGTTTGTTCACCCTGATAGGGGTATAGTTACAGCAGAATATAATGTCTGGCTGGACTAAGGAGGAAAATTATGATTAAATTGTCAGAGGCAAATAAGAAAATGATTGCTTCATACGGGCGTAGCGTACTAGGTGCCGCTGTTGCAACGTATGCCGCAACCAACGATTGGAGTATGGCTCTCAACTCACTTTGGGCAGCACTTATTCCAGTTGCAATGCGATTCTTGAATCCGGGCGATAACGCGTTCGGTAAGAACTCTCAGTAACAATTAAATTAGTGATTTAGCCCCTCTACGTAGAAAGCATGGTAATATATTCATATGGATATTAAATTAAGTTTTAAACTTAAGTGCTCTAAGTGTGGAGGGGCTAAATACGTTGATGAGCCATATGCAATATTTGATACTTGGTTTGTTGATATTGTTTGCTTATCTTGTGGTCACTCTAGAGACATCCCTGTTTCTGAGTTTAATGAACTTATTTCTAATATCGAAAAAGCAAGTAAGAACAGCAATGCTAACTGATAAAATAATTACAAATAAATTTTATTTATACAAAAATGTATTACACAAAGTCAAAAAAGTGCAAAAAAAGAATAATAAAGTAATTCTTGGTAGCGCAAAAGACAATGGTGAAATCATTATTCCGTTGATGGGCGCAGATTTGTTGCTTTTCCGAGTGTATACCATTGGAGAAGTTGCTAAGATCGTAGAGCGCAGATCTGACACGATTAGAAAATATGAGAGGTCGGGTCTGATACCGAAACCGCTCGTCTTTGAAGATGAGTACCCGTCGTACAGGAATTGGAGGTTCTATTCACGCCCAGATGTCTACGATATTGTTGAGTTTTTCTCAGGTAGAACACCTGGTCGTCCAATTAAGCAAAAGAGTGAATCTACTATTGTATCTACAAAAATTCATAATCTAAATGAAAAAGTAAAAATGAAAGCAAGGAATATTTGAAATGCAAGAATCTAATGTTGAAATTTGGGCATCAATTGGGATTACTAAGAATCTTGGTAATTATGAGTCTTTGAGACTTGATGCTGGTGCAAGAGTAAAAGCTTCGTCTGAGAATGACGAGCAGGCTTGGGCTGAATTATGGAAGGCTGTTGACGAACAGATTGAGGCTAAGCTTCGGGAGTTAGATAGTGAGAATGAGGGATGATTGGAAAAATTATGCTTTATGTGCTGATGATGAATACCCTTTTAGATGGCTGTCATCAAGCATAGATGATATAAATTACGCTAAAGAGGGGTGCATGAAATGCTCTGTTCGCATTGATTGCTTGTACTCAGCAATTTATGAGCGTGAAGAGTTTGTTGGTGTTAATGGCGGATATTCTGAAATTGAATATCTAATAAGAACATGGGAAAGAGCAGAGGTGGATGATGAAACTAACTGGCGAAAGTCTGATAAACTTATTCAAGACTTGTTCAGAGAAATCTCATAAACTTTTTATTCCTGATTCACCCCGAGAGGATCAGGTTGCTGATAGTCTTGCTAAGCATTATGATGGAGAACTACTGACAAAGGCGGTAGAGTGGTATATTGAAAACAGGCCGGGGCCATTTTTAGTTTTTGACTTTGCAATTGAGTCTAGAGACTTGGTTGAAAAGGTTAAATATGAAAGCGACGCTAAATCTCGCTTTCAAGATATCGTAGCCGAAACACGTAAGAGAATGGAAAATTCTTGAATTACGAAATTAAATTACTTAATTCGATTATTGAAACTAATGATTATGTAGATGCAGTCAACAGCGGTGTTGAAAATGTTTTTATTGAGTATAGAGATGTTTGGAACTTTGTTGTTTCTCATCATGATGATCACGGAAAAGTGCCTTCAAAGGACACTGTGAAATCTCACTTCTCAGACTTTGAGTTTTTCAATACCCCTGAGCCGCTTGCGTACTATGTTGATGAAGCAAAGAAGGAATCGCTAGCGTTTCAGACCCGTCAAATTGTTGCTAAGGCTCACTCTCTTATTGGGGATGTTGGACCAAAGGATGCACTGTCATATTTGATGGAGCAAACTAGCAAACTGTATAAGTATTCCAGTTCTCTGAAAGATACTGATCTTGTATCCGAGTGGCGTGATAGGTATGATGACCTTAAAGAGCGGTCAGAGAATCCTGATAAGCACACTGTGGGTATTCCTAGTGGTATTGATGTAATTGACAAAACGTTTGGTGGCTGGCAGGCCGGAGACTTCATTGTTTTGTTGGGTTGGACTGGTGTTGGTAAGTCATTCATTGCACGATTGTTTGCAGCTAATGCTTGGCGTGCTGGTTATCGACCAATGATTATTTCTCTTGAGATGAATAAGAAGCAAGAGGGTCAGAGGTTGGATACACTCCTTAACAATGGTGAAGGTCACTTTACCAATACGGATTTGATTAAAGCGAATCCTGCTATTGTTGATGGTTATGAGTCTTGGGCTGAGGCTACATTTGGAGGAAAGCAACCTATTTATCTGATTACTTCAGAGGGGTTGGAGACTGCTGACCAAAATATGGTGCAGGCTAAGATTGACCAGTACCAGCCAGATATGGTTATTCTTGACTATCACGGATTGTTTGATGATTCTACTGGCGCAAAGAACGAAACCGAAAAGGCTAAAAATCTATCAAAAGCTTTTAAGAGGATTGCTGTCAAAAATAATGTGCCTATTATTGATGTGGCGGCAGTGACTATGGCTGATGGTCATGGGGACAGACCACCTGAACTTGAAGAAGTTGCTTGGTCAAAACAGTTGGCATATGATGCTGACTTGGTTCTTGCTATTCATCGTGAGTTCAACTCTGATCTCTTCCAAGTAGTATCTAGGAAGGTTCGTAGAGCAACACACTTTGGGTTTTATCTAAGGTGGGATTTAGAAACAGGAAAGTGGGCAGAAGAGTGGGACGTAGGATGAGTGCTGAAAGCATATTTCACACATTGAGCGGTACTGCTGTTGATGTTGAAACCATTATCAGATTGCGTTCATGGATGGAAGATGAAGTCAAAAGAAAACAAGGTCAATTTAATTTTACTTCTTTAATCACTGATTACGATAAAGAGACTGAGACATTTGAATTCAAACTTCACTTCCACAGGTAATATTCAAAAAGCAGTAATGGAACTGCTGGACAGTCAGGGTGTAGAGGTACACACGCAGTCTGGCACTGAAGTTGCTATTTACTGTCCATTTCATGACAATACTCACAGCCCTGCTTGTTATATAAATACAAAAACAGGTCTGTGGCAATGTTTTAATCCATCATGTGGCAAGAAGGGCAACTTTAGACAGTTGTACAAACACATGACTGGTAAAACATACGGTCGTGAGTGGATACTTGATCCAGTCAATCTTCAGAGAGAGTTGGATTTAGCTCTTGTGATAAAGGATACGGTAGAGGATTTATCTATTGATTCCATTGAAGTTGATTATAAAAGCGATGAAGTTCAAAACTTACAAACACTTATAGATCGTGGTTACGATTTAGATATTCTTGAATATTTTGAAATAGGATACTCAAAAGTTAAAGATCGTGTTGTTATCCCTGTACGTGATCCTCATTATAAACTTGTGGGCTTGATTGGTCGTGCGGTGCATGACTGGCAGGAGCCACGATACCTATATAATAAAGGTTTCAAACGGGCGGATATTCTTTTTAACATACAAAATGCTAAACAATATGATAGCGTAATCATATGTGAAGGCAGTTTGGATGCTATAAAAGTAGCACAGTCTGGATTCAAAAATGTCGTAGCGACTTTGGGTGCAAAGGTTTCTCCGAATCAGATCAAGATGATCAAAAAATATTTTGACACGATTGTCGTATTTTCAGACAATGATGACGCTGGAGCGGAGATGAGGCGTGCTATAATTGAGGAATGTCGTGGCAAACAGATTTATACCGTTGCTATACCTGACGGTCTTAAAGATCCGGGCGACATGACAGACATACAAATTAAGCAAGCCATTACAAGCAAACAAATTAATATAGGAGAATAATAATATGTCATTTTCAAGCATTAAAACATTAAAGGATATTGAGAACAGTATTCCGCAGAAGTCAGGCGGTTCTGGAGGGGCTAAGAAGTTTTTTAACCTTCAGTCAGGCGATACCTACAAGATTCGTTTCCGTCAAGAACTTACTGAGGATTCTAAGCATTACGACGAGGAAGTGGGAACGGGCATTATTGTTCCGGTTGTAACTTCCCCTATTAATTGGAAGTGGCGCTGTGCATCTACAGCGTCTATGGCGGAACATGGTTACCGCTGTTGGGCTACTGAGCAGGTTTCTCAAGATGGCCGTTGGAAGCCGAAGCCTCATCTTCTTATCAACATTGCGGTTGAGATGGATGGTGCATGGGAGCCACGTATTCTTGATACGACCTTCAACCAGCGCCACATTGGTCTTTTGTTGATGGAGTACGCTAAAGAGTTTGGTTCAATTATGGATCAGACATTTAAGTACAGCCGTACTGGTTCAGGCGCTCAAGACACTAATTATAGCCTTATTCCGCTCGGTCCAAGCGAAGCAGATAGTTCTATCGCTGATTTGACTATGCATCAGTTGGATAACGTCTATATGGTGCTAGGTTATGATAAGCAGAAGCAGTATCTGACTACTGGCGATTTGAACAACGACGGTTGGTAATCTTAACGGTGCGATTGTTGGGCTACGTGGGGGGAGCATTCCCCCCACACCCAACGGAAAGGTTTTGTTGTGGGTAAGACTATTTGTTTAGATCTTGATGGTGTTGTCACCGACCTAGTTGGCGGAATAAATAGAGAACTAGATGTTCGTGGGATGTCTGGGTTTGATTATTCTGATTGGGTTATTACTCCGTTTGAGGATGATTTGACTAGGGAGATTTTTGGTGATAGGTTGTTTTGGAGAAATTTGAAGCCTTTTGTTGATTCGTGGTATGCGGTTAATGATTGGTGGTCTAGTGGTCATGATGTGTTTTTTGTGACTGCTCGTTTTTCTGATGCGGCTATTCGTTCGGCTCGTCCTTGGTTGGATATGTGGGGTTTTCAGTATTCTGATTTGTTTTTTTGTGATATGGGCGATAAGTCTGGGCTGGTTGAGATGTTGAAGGCTGATGTGATGGTTGAGGATAATCCTAATGAGGTCAGGTTGTTGCGTGAGGCTGGTGTTGACGCTTTTCTGATGCGGGCTTGGTATAATTCTGAGTTTTGGGAGGATTTTCCTTCTATTGGTTCTTTGTTGGAGGTTGTTGTTGATGCGTAATTTTGGCGCTACTTTGGCTGCTTTGTGGGCTTGTTATTGTGTTTTTGTCTATGATTGGCGGCTGGGTGTTGCTTGGTTTATTGTTGGTTTAGTTTCTGCAAGTTGAGGTTGTTGTGAAGTTTGGTTCTTTGTTTGCTGGTGTCGGTGGTTTTGATCTTGGTTTTGAGGCTGCTGGTTTTGAGTGTGGGTGGCAGGTCGAGTGGGATAAGCATTGCCAACAGGTGTTGCAGTTTCGCTGGCCGAATGTTCCTAAGTGGGAGGATGTGCGTGATGTGTCTGGCTATGATTTGGAGCCGGTTGATGTTATTACGTATGGGTTTCCGTGTCAGGATTTGAGTATTGCTGGTAAGCAGGCTGGTTTAGATGGCGATCGGTCTGGTTTATTTTTTGAAGCCATTCGTATTATTAAGGAGATGAGAGATGCAACAAATGGACGGTTCCCAAGGGTCGTTGTGGCCGAAAACGTCGTCGGACTCCTCAGTGCCGACAGAGGCGATGCAATGGGGAGATGCCTTGACTCGCTGGCCGAAGCAGGGGCGTTGGAGCAGGAGTGGTGTGTGTTGGACGCACAATGGTTTGGAGTTCCCCAGAGAAGAAGGCGCGTGTTCCTCGCATCTGTCTTCGATTCTTCAGTCGCCGGAAGATGTCCCCGAGAAATTTTCCCTGTCGCCCAAGGCGGCGGAGGGGATTCTGAGGAGGGCTTCGAGAAGGGGGAAGGAGTTGCCGGAGTTGTTGAGGATGGCTCTGGAGTCGCTGGTACGTTCAGAATGCTAGGGTTTGGTCATTACGCTGAAGATGATTCTGCTTCTGCTGTGAAGGCTAGAGACTATAAGAATGCTACTGATTTAATTGTGATGCCTATTCAGGGCAAGGCTATTGGTCGTGAGAATGATAGCAACACTCCTAATGGTAAAGGGTATGGCGATGATGGTGATCCGATGTTTACTTTGACTTCTTTTGATCGTCATGCTGTTGCTGTTGTTCCTTTTGTGAAGTCTCGTCGTGCGCAGAATGTTGATGATTTTGAGACTTGGGTTGAGGGTGGTCCGGCTCCTACGTTGAATCAGTTTGATATGGGTGATGTTCGGTCTACTGTGGCTGTGTTGTCGTTTGATACGAAGTTTGGTTCTAATGCTGGTGTGTTTGATGGTGTTTCTCCTACTTTGAAGGCTTCGCAGGGTTCTCCTAGTTTGTGTGATAATGTTGGTGTTAGGAGGCTTACTCCTACTGAGTGTGAGCGTTTGATGGGCTGGCCTGATGCACATACGTTGTTGCGTGCTGATGGTAAGGAGAATTCTAATTCTCAGCGTTTTAAGATGTGTGGTAATGGTGTTGTTGCTCCTGTTGCTCAGTGGGTTGCTAGTCAGATTGCAAGGGTTTTGTGATGACTGATTTTGTTCATTTGCATTGTCATAGTGAGTATTCGTTGTTGGATGGTATGTCTCGTCCTGAGGATATTGCTCGAATTGCGTCGTCTAATGGTCAGTTTGCGGCGGCTATTACTGATCATGGAACTATGGGTGGTGTCTTAAAGTTTCAGGATGCGTGTGATAAGTCTGGTGTTCGACCTTTGTTTGGTATTGAGGCTTATTTTGTTCCGTCGGTTGAGTCTGATTCTGATGCGAAGCATGAACGTTTCCATTTGATTCTTTTAGCGAAGAATAATCAGGGCTTGCAGAAGTTGTTTGAGGCTAATCGTGTTGGTTGGAAAGATAACTTTTATTACAAGCCTCGTATGGATTTTAATTTGTTGGAGGAACTTGTTGATGATGATGTGATTGCTTTGTCTGGTTGTATGGGTGGCGCAATCTCTAAGGCTATTGAGCGTGATGATTTTGCTGAAGCTGAGCGTTTGTCTGAGAGGTTTATCAATATTTTTGGTGACGATTTTTATTATGAGGTTCAGGCTTGGAATCCTACTAGGTTGAATGATAAGTTGATTGATTTAGCTTCGTCGTTTAATAAGAAGGTGGTTGCTACTGCTGATTGCCATTTTCCTACTGCTCATGATGCTCATGATGAAGAGGTTCTGTTGATGGTTTCACAGTATCCGTCTTTGAATGCTGGTCAGGTTCGTCATGCTAAGGAGAATCTTGTTGGTGGTGGTAATGTTACTGACAAGATGAATCGTATGTATCCTGATCGTTTTCTTAGGTTTGATGAGATTAATCCTTATGTTGCACCTGCTGAAGAGGTTCTTAGTTGGTTTGCAGATAAAGGTTACAATGATGTATCTTACTTGGAAAATACGATAGAGGTTGCAGAGAAATGTTCTGCCAAAATTGAGAAGCGAAAAAATTTGCTTCCAAAGTACATGAAGGCTTTGGATTCAAATGATTATCTTCGTGAGTTATGTTTGATGGCTTTGTCGGATAAGTCGATTGATACTGAAGAGTATAGGAATCGTCTTGATGAAGAACTTGCTGTTATTGCGAAGTTGGGCTTCTCAGACTATTTTTTGATGGTGTGGGATTTGGTTAAGTGGTGTGATCGTAATGATGTTGGTCGTGGAACTGGCCGTGGTTCTGTGGGTGGTAGTTTGATTGCTTATCTGCTTGATATTTCTAAGGTAAATCCTATTGAATATGGTTTGTTGTTTGCTCGTTTTTTGAATCCTGATCGTAATGATTATCCTGATATTGATTTGGACTTTGAGGATAAGCAACGTGATCGTGTGAAGGAGTATTTGGCTGAGCGTTGGGGTGAGGATAATGTTGCGGCTATTGCGACGTATGGTGTGTTTAAACCTAAGTCTGTGATTAAAGATGTTGCTCGTGTGTTTCAGGTTCCTTTTGATGAGACTAATAGTGTGACTCCGTTTTTTGAGACGTTGGAGGAATTGCAGGCAACAGATAAGGGTAAGACGTTTATTAAGAAGTATCCTGATGTGTTGCCTATTGCTAAGAAGTTGGAAGGTCGTATTAGGAATACTGGTATTCATGCGGCTGGGATGGTGGTTTCTTCTGTCCCATTGACCGATATTTGCCCCGTAGAGACTCGTAAAGGCACTTCTGGCGATGGTAGGGCGGCTGTTACTTCTTTTGATATGGAGGACGCTGAAGCGGTTGGTTTGATCAAGGTTGATATTCTTGGTTTGAAGACTGTTTCGGTTATTAAGGATTGTATTGCCAAGATTAAGGAAATTCACGGTGTTGACGTTACTGATGCGTCGCTTATGTTGGATGATCCTGCTGTGTTCCAGAATTTTAATGAGGGCAACACTGTGGGTGTGTTTCAGGCTGATGCAGCTGCTTACAGAAATCTTATTGATCGTATGGGTATTGATGATTTTAATGATCTGGTTGTTTCTAATGCGCTAGTTCGCCCAGGTGCTCTGCTTTCTCAGGGTCAGACGTATATTGATTGTAAGAAAGGCGAGGCTGCCGCTAAGTATCCCCATGAGATTGTGAAACCTATTTTGGAAGAGACTTACGGTACTGTTATCTTTCAGGAACAGTTGATGCAGATGGCTGTGTTGCTTGCTGGCTTTACTTGGTCTGAGGCTGACAAGCTTCGTAAGATTATTGGTAAGAAGCGTGATGCGGCTGGGTTTGATGAATACAAGGAGAAGTTCTGTAGTAACGAGTATTTGACTCGTAAGCAGTCTGAAAAAATTTGGGCTGACTTTGAACTTGCGGCTTTGTATATGTTTAACAAGTCGCACGCTGTTGCGTATTCTATGTTGTCCTATCAGACTATGTGGTTAAAGATTAATTACCCTAAAGAGTTCGTGTGGTCTATGCTATACAATGAGTCTGAAAAGGGTAAAATTACTGCTTATTTGATGGAGGCTACTCGTCTTGGTATTAAGATTCTTCCTCCTGATGTGAATACGTCGGATGAGTATTTTACGATTGATTCTGAGGGTATTCGTTTTGGTTTGAGAAATGTTGCTGGTTGTGGTAATAGTGCTATTGATGAGATTGTTAAGCATCGACCTTACAATTCTTACGACGAGTTTATGAATAAGTGTTCTAAGCGTCATGTGAAGGCTCCGCTTCGAGAGAGTTTGGAGAAGGTTGGTTCGTTTGTTTCTCTGGGTCATAATTCTGGTTATGATCATGAGCGTTACTATCTTCCGATTCTAGGGTTTGCGGCTGGTCTTGCTGATAGTGATAATGAGATGGATGAACTTGTGGAGCCTATTGAGGGGTTCCATGAAATCTATTCAGAGTTGCGAATGATTAAGGGTGTGGTTCGGTCTACTAAGAAAACACCGAAGTATCTTCGTGTTGAGATTGAGGACCAGTCTTCTTCTGTCAGTGTGTTTTGTGATCGTAATGCTGAGATTGCTAATCGTGATTTTATGTATTTCTTGATTGGTGACCGCACTTTGCATATGTTCTGTGATGCTTATGAGTATGCTGGCACTGAGTTGTATGACTTGACCAACATTAGGAAGCAGGGGATGGATCATGAGTATAGTTGGTTGTATGAAACTGGTCTGGGTGACTCTTCTGATGAACGCAGTTTGCTTTACATTTTCAGTACAAGAACGTTTGTTACTGGCAAGGGTAAGGATATGTGCAACTTTTATGCTTGGGATGGTAAGAAGATTATCAAAGTTGTTGTGTTTCCATTCTTGTATGGCAAGATGCGTCATTTGCTAGGCAAGTCTGGCTGGCACGCTGCTAAACTTAAAGATGTAAAGGATTTGGAGGCGGCTACTCGTCTTGATTCTTTTACTCTGGACAATGAGAATTCGCTGATTACTATTGAAAACTATATTGAGAGAAAGAGATTGGTTAAACCATGACATTGGAACAATATCAAGATATTTGGGTTAACGGTAAAGTTAAAGAGCCGGGGATTCGTGACTGCGGTTTGAGGTGGGAGATGATTAAACCTCAACTAGACAGGTGGAAGCGACCGTTCACGGTATTAGATTTTGGTGCTAACTTGGGCTATTACTCTTTGCGTCTTGTTGAAGAGTATGATTGCACTGTCGTTGCTGTTGAAAGTGTTTATACCGAATGGCTGATGGATGTTCTTGATGAAAACAAGCAGGATCGAATCGTTCTGTTAGACAAGAAGTTCACTTTGCAGGATGTTCGGGCTTTGTCTGAGGTTGAGCATTTTGATTTGGTGCTGGCTTTGTCTGTTATGCATCATGTTGAAGGTGGAACTTATGAAGAGATTCTTGAGGCGTTCACATCTCTGGGTGATGTGATGATTTCTGAGATTGCTTTGGAAGGCCCTGCTTGTGGGCAGGATATTGTTAAAGATACTTATGTTCCTAAGAACGCTAAGGTTTTAGGCAAGCCTAAGTCTCATCTTGATGGTTCGGAGCGGATTCTGTTTATGTCGGAACATAAGAAGAGAACCCTGGCTAAGTCTTATATTGGTACGCCTTTGCGTGACACGGCTCTAGATATTCATTCAGACTACTATCATAAAGAGTATATGAAGTCTGGCTCTGTTCGTCAGTGGTATCGTGGTATCAACCTGAAGACATGGATGGAGATGGGTGGTGTTCGTCCTTCTGTTGATGAAGTTGTTGAAATGTGTGAAAAAGAGAAGCCTGACTTCATGAAAGGTGATATGATTCATGGTGACCTCGCTGTGCATAATGTTATTTTGCAGGGCGACGGTGTTAAGTTCATTGACAGTCTGGATGTCAGAAGGCATGTTGAGATTGATGATGACTGGTTTTACAAAATGATTAACGAGATTAAAGAATCTAGGAGTTGATATGTTATTTATTGATAAGAGAAAAGGGGACTCTGTTCCTACTCATGAAATTATTCCAACACCAAGTATTGGTTTGAATAGAGCACTTGGTGGTGGTTTGTATACTGGGGCTACCCATTTGTTTTGGGGTACGCCTTCGGTTGGTAAGACAACTATGTGTTTTCGTATTCTTGCTGAAGCGCAAAAGATGGGGTATAGGCCGATCATTGTAGATTCAGAGTATTCGTACTCAGAAGAGTATGCGGCTAAATGTGGTATTGATGTTGATGATGTTGTCCTTATCCAGTCTACCGTTGTTGAGGATATTCTTAGACATTTGATTGGTTATCTGAATCATCCGGATGAGAAGCATATCTTTTTGTTTGATAGTTTATCTAACATCGTTAAGGAAGAGTTCTACGACAAGCCTGACGGTGGTAAAGCAATGGGTTTGCAGGCTCGTTCGCAAGGTTATTTTTTGCAGAAACTTGTTAACCATTTGCACAAGGAGCGCAACATCATGTTGTTTGTCGCCCACCAGACAGTCGATCTTAGCGGTATGTATGCTGTAATGAAGGCAAAGATGGGTAATACGGTGCATCATAATATGCACAATATTATTAAACTGTTCTTGTCGATGTCTCAGAAAGAGATGGAGCGTGAGGATCGTACCAATAAGATTATGAGTCAGCGTGCAACATGGACTATTGAGAAGACAAAACAGCTTCCTACTATCGGCACTCAGGGATACTATTATGTCCTTCCTCAACAGGGTCGAATTGATGTTGATAGAGAGTTGATTGAGATGGCTGTTGAGAATGACATTATCCAACGTCGTGGTGCTTGGTATTCATACGGTGATCAGAAGTGGAATGGGACAAGCAACATTGAGTTAACTAGTGAGCAGGTGCAAGAGATTTACAAGGAGTTGGTCAGTTGAAAAGAGATGAGAATCAAGAAACAAAGCGTGACAAAGCGAAGCCGGTTAAAAACTCTGGCAGGGGTTTTAGAAAGGGAGATGCCACTTTTCATCGTTTCCTTCTTGACTATAAGCATAATGGGAGCAGTTTCACTCTTAGTCGGAACGCTTGGATAAAACATCGAAAAGATGCTTGGAGAGAACAGTATAGATATCCTTGTATTTCTGTGGTATTAGGCGAAGACTCTGATACAAAAGTTGCTATAATTGACTGGGAAGTATTTAAGGAGCTAATACGTGACTCAGATTACGAATGAAGAATTGTATTCAACTGCATTCTATTATGTAGTCGGAATTATTAGCGGGATGGAGTATTATGAAGATATTCCAGAAGAAGAACTTATCTTTGGGTTTTTGCAAAGCGCAGAGGACATCCTTGTAGAGCGTCGTAATCGTTATGAGGAAGATTGAGAAGCACGGAATATTAGGTTGGGTTATGACTGCTTTGGTGGTTACTGCCTATGATTACTGGGCTTTGCATAGTAAGCATCAAACAATGTCAAAGGCTTTTAAGAACGGTTTGTTCAGGAAGAGCACATCTTTGCCGACATTTTTGGGGTGGGCTGTGCTAACATGGCATTTATTCCATCCACCGTCGTTGCGGAAAACAGACTTGTTTTCCGTCATCCTAGATAGGAAAGTAATTGAGTAATTTTTATATTGAAGTAGATACCATTAAAGAGATGATGGGCGATCATGCTGAAGAATTTATTGAGTGCATGAAGATTGTACAAGACATTATCCAGCGACCAGATCACTATGTGGGCGGTCAGGCAATTAGGTATGCTAATCAGCTCGCTGGTTATCGAACCATGATGATTGTAAAGTCACAAATGTTTAAGCGCAAGTCTCAGTTGATGGACAATGAAGATAAGTTTGTCAATGACATCTGGAAGACTATGTACGAGGCTCTCAGTGAGAATATTAATGTTCTTAAATTATCAGCAAGGAATGGAACACAATGAAATCATTAAGAGCACTTAAGGTGGAGCCGCAAGAGAAAAAAGCGGTTGTCGAAAGCGAACCTATCAGTGGTTCTCAGTTAGAAGGTATGCTTTGTGAAGCGGTGGATATTCATATCGGTAAGCGTAATGAGCCTATCTATAAGAAGGTCGATTACTTTAGACCAAGTTCCACTAATCAATGCGCTAGATATTGGTATTATATGTTTGAGGGTGTGACCTATACGCCCACGTTCTCTGCCCAAACTTATCGCATTTTTGATAACGGTCACGCCGTTCACGACAGGCTGTACTCTTACTTTAGAGAGATGGGCATCCTTGTTGCAGAAGAATTGCCGGTCAGTAACGATGATCCACCAATTCAGGGCACTGCTGATGGTATAATTGATTTAGATGGACATAAACTTATTGAGTTAAAGTCAATCTCGACTGAAGGCTTCCAGTATAGGCAACTTTCACATAAACCTTCTGACGATCACGTTAGACAGGCTAATCTATATATGCATTGTTTAGGTTTAGATAGTGGTTTTGTTATTTATGAAAACAAGAATAATCAACAAATTTTACCTATTTATATAGAGCGAGACGACGTTTTTCTTGATAAACTATTTAAGAAGTATCGTAAAATATATAAGGCCGTACAAGACCAAGAAAAGCCTAAGCGACCGTATAAGAATACTTCGAAGCACTGTGCTAGATGTGATTTAGCTCCAATGTGCTGGGCGGAGAATGATGTAGATGATAAGCAGGAGTACGAGCCATTTTGACCCTATTCCATGCAAAAATGAAGAATGTAAGAAGATCTTTGTACCGAAAACGTATAATGCGATCTTTTGTTCCTCAGATTGCAGACGAGTTGTTACTAACAAGAAACTCCTTGATAATTACTACAAAAAGAAAGAAAAAAAGAACAAAAAGCGTGTTTGCGACACTAAAAAGTGTACAACAATCCTTTCTAGGTACAACAAAGAAGATCTTTGCGAAAGATGTAAGCGAGAAAGATACATTAAAAGATTAGTTAGTTGGGGTTGGGATGAGGAAAAAATAAGAGATGAGTATCGGTAAGATAGTCGCCTCAATAAAAACAACTCGTCTTATCGCCATTGACCCTTCTTCTCATTCGCTGGCTTGGTCAATTATTGATTTAGATAGGAATAATTTTAAAGTAGTTGCTACTGGAAAAATTGATTACAAGGAAAGCAAAGAACTTCATAACAAGTTTCGTGTAATCAGGAAAGGTATAAAGGATTTATGGAGCGAACATCAATTTCAGGATGCAGTTATTGAGCAGTCCGTTTACATTCAGAACTTTCAGTCAAGTAGGATTCTTTCATACATTATTGGATACAGTTGGGGGGTTTTAGATGAGTATTGTCATACTGTGTGTGATATTAACCCTCTCATCTGGAAGAATAAAATTGGATATAAGAATCTTTCAAAAGATGATAAGAAGGCTATTGAGATCCTTCACGGTACTAAAGGCATTCAGAAAAGACTTACTAAAGAACGAAAAGATCGGGTGAAAAAGATTATTGAAGATAAAGTTAATTTTAGCACTGAAGATGAGGATATAAACGACTCAATCGGTATTGCTCTATGGTATTATATTGATCATGGCTTCGGAACCTTATAAGGACAAGCAGTGGCTCTATGAGCATTATGTCATGAAGAGAATGAATCTGACTGACATATGTGCCAGACTTAAGGATGGGTATAATATTGAAGTAACACCTCAGGCTGTTTACAACTGGGTTAAAAAGTATGATCTTTTAAAGTTTAGAGGTAAAGGAAGAAATCTCAGTAGCACAAGTATGCGTAGACCTAAATCACCGATGCAAGAAGCGGTGGAGAAGAAGCGTAGAGAAATGCGTAAGATTAATCAAATGAAGAAGAAAGGTATGGGGCGTTGAGAAGAACTGTTAATTCTAGGGACATTACAACATTTGCAAAACTTGATATGTCTTATAATCAAGTAAGAATGCTCGAAGCTCAACAGAATGAGACGCAGTACAAATGTTTGGGTTCCGGTAAGTGTTGTAATATTGGTTTAGTTATTCACATGGGCGAGTGCGCTAACATTGCGTTCCGCCTGCGTCAGCAGTATTACTTATACCTTGAAGATAAAGGTCAAGTCTTTGCTGATGAATGGATGAATGATGTCATTAGTTCTCTAAAAGATGCGATGTTTGATGATGATTGGGAAGCCGGTGGTGAAACAACAAGAAAGTGTGCTATGTGGAAAGATGGCTGCACAATCTATGGCTTTAGACCAATGATATGCAGAACTGTTGGAACAGTCTCTGGTGTCGATGATTTTTGTCCTAGGTTAAGAAATGCTTACGGGAATGTTGAATACTATTCTGGACCAGCAGTTAAGAAGATCATAGAGTCGTTTCAGGATCTTCTAAAAGAATATGCTGATGGTAAGGGTGAGGGGTATGACATGGTTGTGTATATGCCTCTTGGTGTTCTTTCTTTTCTTTTAACGACTGAAGAATTGCAAGAACTGGAGCGGGTGACCGATGAGAAATTTTGGAAAGCAGTTGAGGGCTGGTTTAACTACAGAGTTCAGTTCACAAAAGAACATGGATATGATTATGATTATTTAAATACTCAGGCTGTTTCTATTGGTAAAAAATTAGTCTTTCCTAAATAATAATTTTAAGAAAAACTTACAAACTCCTGAAAACGGAGAAAATATCGTATAGTATGTTTTTTGCTAAACACTACTCCTTCAATTAAAGAGGGGAGGGAAATGGAAATTAAACGTGTTGAAGAGTCTTTTGAAAAGATTTCTGAAATAGGTAAATATACTTTGTACAAAGTGAATAATGATGAAGAACAAGATATTCTGGAGAGCGCTCTCGAAGAGCAAAGCTGACGGGTACGGTTACGCATCATATAGAATTTCCTCTGGTCTCAAGGAAGCCGGTCTGCCTTTACTTGAGACAGAGGATTTTTTACATTCAAAAGTACAATCTAATGTTACTAGTATCGGTCTTGATCCCGACAAAGGCTTTCTGTTTATTCCTGATTTAGAAAATGTTGATATTTATATAAATAACTGCTTGCCGCAAGATTTTACGTTTGGTGAGTCTTATAATGTAGGCTTTTCTTACTGGGAGACTACAAAGATGCCTAGCAATTGGGTTCCTATGTTGAATAGATGTGATGAGGTTTGGACTACTTCAAAATGGGCTGGTGATGTTTTTAAGGAAAACACTGGGCATGAGAATGTTCACTCTTTTAAGTTAGGGATTGAATCAGATTTGTTTTGGTCAAACTCTTGGATTCCTGAGCCTTTTACTTTTCTTCATGTTGGTAGTCCGTCAACTAGGAAGAACACTCAGATGGCTGTAGACGCTTTTATAAAGACATATGGGCACAGGAAGGACTTTAGGCTGATTGTGAAGTCTATTGGGCCTCCTGACGCTCGTATAAGGGATTCTGGGATGAATCATGGTGCGATTACGAATCACGACAGGATTCAGGTTATTGATTGGGAGTTATCTGAGCCTGATCTTGCTGATTTGTACAGGTCTGCCCACTGTCTGCTGTATCCCACTATGGGTGAAGGTTGGGGAATGATCCCTTTCAATGCTATTGCTTGTGGTACACCCACAATTTGCACTAACGCTACTGCTTGCACAGAATACGCTGAACTGTCAGTGCCATTGGACTTTGAATGGTCTAAAGAAGGAACTACTGGTATTTATAATACTGGAGGTAAGTGGGCAAAGCCTAGTATTGATGA